TCAGCCTCATGTTCCACTGGTTCATGATCCTCTGCACCTGCGGCCTCTGGTACCCCATCTACGCCAGCATCCGCCGCAGCCGCAGCACCGTCACCTACATGCCCACCGGTGGCATCCCCGTCAACATGCAGCAGCCCTACCCGCCGCAGGCATACCCGCCGCCGCCGTACGGCCAGCAGCCCCCGCAGCAGTGGGCGCCTCCGCGCCGGTAGTTGCGCCGTGACCATTCCGTGATCTACCCTTGGCCTCCACGACGCATGCCCGGAAACAGGCAGCGTCACGCAGCCACTGCGGTGGCCGTCCAGCCCTAGCCCCCAGCCACCGGCCGGGGGCTTTGTGCTGCCCCAGACCCGTCCCCGCGCACAGACGCGCCACGGCAGGGGCACAAACGAGCGGCCCCGCCACCGGGACGGGCAACGGGCCGCCACCCCACAAACGGGAGCGCCGCCGGCAGACGAGAGTGTCGTCCACAGCTGGCCAGTACCGGTGCAACTCCGGAACGGCGGCGTCGCCTGACCACCGAGGGAGGTGAGCCCGTGTGCCGCGACCACTCGCCGACGACATCCGAGCCGCCATCCTCACCGACATCCGCGCCGGGAAGGACAGCGCCCGCGCCATCGCCAAGAAGCACGGCGTAGCCGCCTCCACCATCAGCAAGCTCGCCAAGGACGCAGGCGTTGTGGACGCGTTCGAACGTGTCCAGACGCAAAAGGCAACGCGCGCGGCAGAGATCGACAACCGCGCCCGCCGCGCCATCATCGCCACCGAGCTACTGAACGACGTTGCCCACCTGCGCGAGCGCGCCTGGTCGCCCTACACGGTCGCCATGGGCACCGCGATGGGTGTGGAGAAGGTCACCCTCGACCTGCCGCCCCTCGGCGAAGTCCGCTCCGCGTACACCGCGATCGGCATCGTCCTGGACAAGCACCTCGCGCTCGACCGCCACGACAACAGCGGCGGCGCGGACGTGACCGACGCCGTGTCGATGCTCACCAACCTCGCCGCCGGCATCCGCCGCATCGCCGAGCAGGAGGCCAGCAGCGGGGAGTGAGCATGCTCGACACCCTGCCGCTGTCCCCCAAGCAGATCCGCAGCATCGCCGAGTCCGAACGGCACCGCCTGTCCGTATGGTCCGGCGCGGTCCGGTCGGGCAAGACGATCGCCTCGCTGATCGCGTTCCTGATCGCCGTGGCCGGCGCCCCCTCGTCCGGCCTGATCATCATCTGCGGGCGCAGCCTCCAGGCCATCGAGCGGAACATCCTGGACCCGTTGCAGGACGCTGCCCTGTTCGGGCCGCTCGCCAGGCTGGTCGTCCACACCCGTGGCGCCACGACGGCCGTGATCCTAGGCCGGACCGTGCACTTGATCGGCGCCAGCGACGCCCGTGCTGAGGGACGCATCCGCGGCGCCACCGTGTACCTCGCGTACGCGGACGAGGTGACGCTGATGCCGGAGGGCTTCTTCAACCAGTTGCTCGCCCGGCTCAGCGTCCCCGGAGCGCGGCTGCTCGGCACGAGCAACCCTGATGGTCCGGCGCACTGGCTGCGGAAGAAGTTCCTGCTGCGGCAAGACGAACTCGATCTCGCGTCGTGGCACTTCACGCTGGACGACAACCCCTCCCTTGAGGCCGCCTACGTGGCCGCGCTCAAGGCCGAGTACGTCGGCCTGTGGTACCGCCGATTCATCCTCGGCGAATGGTGCCTGGCGGAAGGGGTCGTGTATGACATGTGGGAGCCCGAACGCCACGTCGTCACTGAGCTGCCGCCGATCCACCGGTGGTTGGCGGTCGGCGTAGACCACGGCACGGTCAACCCGTTCGCTGCGATCCTGCTGGGCCTCGGTGCGGATGGCGTGCTGTACGCCGCGTCGGAGTGGCGCCACGAGTCGCGCACGACCCGCCGGCAGATGACCGACGCCGAGTACAGCACCGCCGTCCGGGCATGGCTGGCCGAGCAGCAGATCACCCCCGAGTGGGTCGTCGTAGACCCCTCGGCTGCGAGCTTCATTGAGCAGCTGCACCGCGACGGCATCACCCCGGCGGGCGCCGACAACACGGTCATGGACGGAATTCGCACCGTGTCAAGCCTGCTCGGCGCCGGCCGGCTGCGCATCCACGCGTCGTGCCGCGGGCTGATCTCCGAGTTCAGCGCCTACGCGTGGGACGAGAAGGCCGCCGAAGCGGGCGAGGACAAGCCCGTGAAGCTGGAAGATCACTCGCTCGACGCCCTGCGCTACGCCCTGCGCACCACCGAGGCCCTGTGGCGCCCACACGTACCCCTCGCCGCCACCGCGGCCTGACACCCCCGGAGACCACCATGCCGCGCCCCAGCATCGCCGTGCGCCTCAACAACCTCGGCCGCGGCACCGTGACCATCGACGGCGAGCCCCTCGACGGCGTGCGCGCGGTCACCATCAAGGCCGAGGTCAACTGCCTGCCGACCGTGGTGATCGAACTGCTGGCGGACGCCGTGGACTTCCAGCAGGGCGAGACCGCCGAGGGGGTGCCGGATGCCGCTGCCGACCGGTGACATGACCTGGCCGCCCACCGACATCTGCGTCCAGACCGCCTACGCCGACTGGGACGCCTGGTACGCCGCCGACCCCGACCGGCTCATGGACCGCTACGCCAACCGCGGCGTTCGCGAACTGCCCGAGATGCGGCCCGTGCAGCAGCGCGACGGCATCTGGGGGAGGTTGGCCCGCTGGTTCTGGGGCGCACCGATCCCGGTCGGCGAGAAGCGCACCAGCATGCACGTGCCGCTCGCTGCCGACATCGCCCGCACCTCCAGCGAGCTGCTGTTCTCCGAGCCGCCGAAGCTCATCGCGGCCGAGAACCAGACGGCCACACAGGACGCCCTCGATGCCCTCGTGGACGACGGCCTGCACCCCGCGCTGCTGGAGGGCGGCGAGATCTGCGCGGCGCTCGGCGGCGTGTACCCCCGCATCGTGTGGGACACCGACGTGGCCGACCGGCCGTGGATCGACATGGTCGCCGCCGACCGCGCCGTACCCGAGTTCGCGTACGGGCGGCTCAGGGCCGTGACGTTCTGGACGGTCCTCGAACGCGACGGCAAGACCGTCATCCGGCACCTGGAACGGCACGAGCCCGGCCACATCCTGCACGGCCTCTACTCCGGCACGCCCACGCAGCTCGGCAAGGCCCTGCCGCTCACCGACCGGCCCGAGACCGCCGAGCTCAAGGACGACGTGCCCACCGGCACGCAGCTGCTCACCGCCGCCTACGTCCCCAACGTCCGCCCCGCCCGCGCCTGGCGCAACCGGCCCGGCGCCGCAGGCCTCGGCGCCTCGGACTTCCAGGGCGTAGAGCCGATCTTCGACGCGTTGGACGAGACGTACTCCTCCCTGATGCGGGACGTCCGCAACGGCAAAGGCCGCCTGGTCGTGCCCGAGTCGATGCTGACCAGCAACGGCCCCGGGCAGGGCGCCAGCTTCGACGCCGAGCGCGGCATCTTCACCCCCCTGAACATCCTCCAGCGCGCCGACACCGCCGCAACCCTGGAGGTCGTCCAGTTCGATATCCGGGTGCAGCAGCACATCGACACCGCCCGCGAGCTGATGGAGATCGCCGTACGCCAGGCCGGCTACTCCGGCGCCAGCTTCGGCCTCGACGGCGACGGGCAGGCCGTGACCGCGACCGAGGTCAAGGCACGCCAGACCCGATCCCTGACGACGCGGGCGCGCAAAGCCTTGTACTGGCAGCCTGCAATGCGGCGAATCCTCCTCGCCTGGCTGGCCGTGTCCGCCGCGCAGTTCCGCGCGCCCGGCCTCGACCTCTCCGAGGCGCCGGAGGTCGAGTTCCCGGACGGCATCACCGAATCCGTGCTGGAGAAGGGCCAGGCGCTCCAGGCGCTGGACGCCGCGGCTGCGATCTCCACGCAGCGCAAGGTCGAGTACCTGAACCCGGAGTTCGACGCCGAGCAGGTGGCCGCCGAGGTGGCCCGCATCAAGGACGACCGCGAGCCTGCCCCGCTCGCCGACCCGGCCGCGATCGGCGCCGGTGGGCACGACCTACTGCCGCCCGAGCCGCCGCAAGGTGACCCGGCCGCAGCCTGACGGGAGGCCACATGCCCGTCTCCCCCGCGGACACGATCGACCTCGCCCGCGCGGTCGCGGTGCTGTACGAGGACGCCGAGGACGCGCTGTTGCGCATCCTCGCCAAGGCGCTGGCCGAGGGCATCGAGTCGCCGCGGTGGGCTGAGGCCAAGCTGCTCGCGGTCGGTGACCTGCGCAGGGCGCTGGAGGACGTGACCGACGCGTTGCAGCGGGACGCCTCCGGGCGCATCGCAGCCGCGGTGGAGGAGGCGTACCGGCGCGGCGGGCAGGCAGCTGTGGCCGAACTCGGCGCGCTCGCCGAGGGCCATCGCGCTTATGTGGCCCGGCACCTGCCCGGCGCGTCCGCCGTCGACCGCCTCGCCCGCGCAGCCGTGGACGAGCAGGGGCCGACGTGGGGCCGCATCCTGCGTGAGCCGCTGGACGCGTACCGGTCGATCGTGGCCCGCGTGTCCGCGTCCACGCTGCTCGGCGGCCTGACCCGCCGCCAAGCCGCCGGCCGCGCGTTGTCGCAGTTCGCCGCCAACGGCATCACGTCGTTCACCGACGTCCGCGGACGGCGCTGGAACGCCGCCTCGTACGCCGAGATGGCCGTACGCTCCGTCACCGCCCGCGCCGCGATCACCGGGCACGTGGAGCAGCTACAGGCCCTCGGCCAGCAGCTCGTCATCGTGTCCGATGCCCCCCTTGAGTGCCCCCTGTGCCGCCCCTGGGAGGGCGAGGTGCTGGCCATCAACGGGGCGTCGGGACCGCATTCCCTGCGGTTGCCGCACGCGATCCAGCCCACCGGCATCCGGGCATCCCTGCGCGGCCCTGAGACCGTCGTCGTGCACGTCGCCGGGTCGCTGCCCGAGGCGCGCGCCGCCGGCCTCATGCACCCGAACTGTAGGCATTCGCTCAGCGTCTACCTGCCGGGCGTCACCGAACGCCCCCAATCGCCGCCGCACCCGCAAGGTGCGACGTACGAGGACACGCAGCGTCAGCGGTACTACGAGCGCCAGGTGCGCGCGTGGAAGCGCCGGGCGGCTGCGGCCCTCACCGACGCGGATCGCCGCAGGGCGAACGCCCGCGTCCGGCAGTACCAGGCCCGCATCCGCGCCCTCGTGGCCGAGAAGGGCCTGTTCCGCCAGCCCGCGCGCGAGCAGATCACCAGCGCGCGGTAACCCACCGTGAGGAGCGCCGTGTCCAAGTTCGACAAGCTCGCGGCGAAGCTCGCCGCGAAGGGCGCCAAGGACCCCAAGGGTCTCGCCGCGTTCATCGGCCGCAAGAAGCTCGGGAAGGCCGCCTTCCAGGCGAAGGCCGCCGCCGGGCGCAAGAAGCACGCAGCGTAACCACAGGCCGCCAGGCGCGGCCGACACCCGCAGAGCACCAGGAGTGCCCGCATGTCCACCCCTCCCGAGCCGACACCGGCTCTCACACCCACCCCCGCGCCGCCGACCCCGGCCGCGCCCCCCGTTCCGCAGCCGCCGACCCCACCGCCGCCCGGGCAGGACCCGGCCGCCGAGGTCGCACGGCTCACCAAGGAGCTGGAGGCCGCCCGCGCTGAGGCTGCCAAGACCCGCGTGACGGCCAAGGAGAACGCGGCCAAAGAGGCCCGCGAGGCGCTGCTCAAGCAGTTGTCCGGTGACGCCCCCGAAGTGCTGACCCCGGAGCAGTTGCAGCAGCAGCTCGCCGAGGCCCGCACGCAGGGCACCACCGCGCAGCAGGCCGCCGCGGCAGCCGCGATCGAGCTGTCCGTGTTCCGCACGGCGCAGCGCCTCGGTGCGAACGCTGACGCCCTGCTCGACAGCCGGACGTTCTGCGACCAGATCGACGCCCTCGACATCGACCCGACCGACACCGCGGCGTTCACCGCCGCCGTGACGGAGAAGGTCAACGCGGCGCTCGCCGCCAACCCGGCGCTGCGCGCAGGCCCGACCGCGGGGCGCTCCGGCGGCGACATGGGCGGCGGCAGCGGCTCTGGTGACGGCGCCCTCACCATCGACGCGCAGATCGCCGAGGCCACCAAGCGCCGCGACTTCGCGGCCGTCATCCGCCTCAAGCGGCAGCGCGCCGCACAGACCCCCTGACACCACCGGCATCCTGCCGGACATCACCCCCTCTAGGAGGCGACCATGGCCGGCCAGATCACCGGTATGGGCACCACGTTCAACCTGCCGAACTACGTGGGCGAACTTTTCGCGCTCACCCCGGCCGACACTCCGTTCCTGTCCGCGATCGGCGGCCTCACCGGCGGCGGCATGACCGACGCCACCGAGATGGAGTGGCAGACCTACGACCTGCGCGACCCCGGGCAGAACGTCGCCCTGGAAGGTGCGGACGCTCCGACCGGGGAGGGCCGCGTCCGCGCGCCCATCCGCAACGTGCTCCAGGTGCACCAGCACCAGGTCACCGTCAGCTACACCAAGCAGGCCGCCACCGGCCTGGTGACCACCCCGTCCAGCGCCCCGTACCACGGTGTGCCGGGGACGAACCCGGTCACGAACGAGATGGACTGGCAGACGCAGCAGGCCCTCAAGGAGACCGGCCTCGACATCAACTGGTCGTTCCTGAACGGCCTGTACCAGCTGCCCACCGACAACACCACGCCCCGCAAGACCCGCGGCATGATGCAGGCGGTCTCCACGAACGCCATCGCCAAGGGCACCGCCGTCACCGGCGCCACCTCGGCGACCGACACGATCACCAGCGCGGGCCACGGCCTCAGCAACGGTGACACCGTGGTGTTCACCAACACGGGCGTGGCCACGAACATCGTGGCCGGCCGCGTCTACTACGTGGTGTCCGGCGCGACCGACACGTTCAAGGTCGCGACCAGCAGCGGCGGGAGCGCCCTGACGCTGGGCACTGCCACGGGGCTCGCGTTCACCGAGACCTCCGACACCGCCGTGTCCGTGGACGACGTGAACTCCCTCGCGCAGATGATCTACGACAACGGCGGCCTGTCCGAGCAGGAGACCGCCACTTTCGTCGTCAACTCCCGGCAGAAGCTCGCCCTGACCGCGGCGTACGCGTCGAAGTACCGGCAGGCCGACCCGCTGTCGCCCGGCGCGCGCAACCTCGGCGGCGTCGCTGTGGACACGATCGTCACGGACTTCGGCACCTTCGGGATCATGCTGGACCGGCACATGCCGCAGGACAGCATCCTGCTCGCCAGCCTGGAGCAGTGCATGCCGGTCTTCCTGAACGTGCCCGGCAAGGGCACCCTGTTCAGCGAGCCGCTGGCCAAGACAGGCGCCGCCGACCGCGAGCAGATCTACGGCGAGGTGGGCCTGAAGTACGGCAACGAGAAGGCACACGGCAAGATCACGGGCCTCAAGGTCTGATGCACGCGACGTACGTACGGCGGGCCGGGCAGC